GGGGGGCGCCCCAATCCACATAGAAAGCTCTTTAACACACTTTGCCTACAAATAATCTTCACAAACGCAAGCACGAATCTCTCCGTACAAACACTCAATTATTTATACCTTTTGGCTAGATCCCTATTTCATAGGAGGATCTTTACTGCCTATACATAAAATTTTTAAGAAAAAAGCATAGGCAGGGCTTAATACGCTAAACCAAGCGTGGAGTTTAATGTCATCCGGGACATGGTTCAATCAAAGCTGCGACCACATCATGGTAGGAATGGACACAAAGTATCCAAAATTACCATCATCTTTCGCTGCTCTCGTTAAGTTCACTTTAGGATAAGTACCATTAATTACGGTAGAATCCCAAGAGAATGTAACTCCCCATTGAGTACTTGTAACATTTGGCAATGCACGAGCTGGTGTCGTCGGAGAGACCATAGAATCAACTGCGTTTCTGTTTACAAATTGATGATATTGTGGAACAGATACTTCGATAAAAGGTTCGTTACTAATGGTGGCCATATGATACTGAGTATAATAGCCAATATTATTTGTGTCAGAAGTTGACGCATCTAAAGCTGCAATATCGTAATTCGTGAATGTTGGTATTGAAGCGGTAGAATCCAAATAATTCATTTCTGCCATAACAGTTGGACCTATATCATATGTACCCATATAATTTGTCTTCATTTTCAAATTTGCCCCACCTCTAGAGTAGAGGAACATTGAGCTCATTAAGCCATAAAGATCAATCATAGGATAATCTAAAACAGATATAGCTCCTATAGAATTATTGAAAGGTTGCCACGCGAAGGGGAGTACATTTATCTTATTTTCTCCAAGATTAGGACTCTGCGTGATACCTGGGGCAATATTTCCATGACGCTTTATCAAAGATCTAAAAGAGATAATTTTCTCTCCAATACATGCTTCTGCAAACATCGTGTTGGGTGATTCAACATGGGAGTTACCAATGTTGACCACTTCAGATTGATTCGGTGGTGGACCAGATTGAGTAATGGTCCTTGACTGTGGAACACAATAGTATGCTGGTGTCAACTTCATATTCGGTTGAGGTACTGCAAATTCAATATCAGGTCCACAGCTCATTTCTACAAGTATTTTAATAGATTGAGAAACTGTACTAGGTGCAATTAAAGGATCGACCACATAAACAAAGACTCCTCCGACTTTCCAATCTTTGAGGGTTCCTGTGTTTTTATATGGAGAAGTTGCGGTGTACGGTACCGTAATGGTAAAAGTATCGCAAGTTCTAATATCAATAATTTCCCTATGCAAATAATCAGATGTGGCGTAAGTTGCTCCAGTGGTGCTGGTTCTCCCTTCCTCAGGGGAGAAACAGACAGCCAATCTTCCAGAATGAAATTCTGTTTTAACCACCTTAAAAGTGTATTGCATACTTCCTCTCCACATTCTAAATTGAGATGCGACAAATTGACATGGCACTAAATCTTTAACAGATCTGCCATTGTCTATTCTTGTTGTCTGCAGCGCCGACGGACTCACTTCTAATACAGAAAGAGTTGTACCTGCTGGCATAGTAGTGTATGTTTCCCAATTTATTGTAGATACATATCCAGGTCTCATAGCCATAGCTGTTATCGACATTTCATCTATATCAGTACCAGCAAATCCAGGCAACACAGAAACTGCGTTATCTGTCTGAGCTGATAAAGGCATAGAGTTATCAATAGCATCAACATTAGTTGCATAAGCTACAGTATTTCTGTTATATCTTTTGACCACTCCTAAATTAATAGGCTTAGACCAACCAAAAACAGAAGCTACTCCACTTAGCAAGTTAGTGCTCCAAGATAATGAAGTTGCATAAGGTGCTAGAAAAGGAACTACGGATAACATATTTGAGGCCTTACTTACCTTACTTAACACAGAAGATATTGGACCTACTCCTTTAGCTCTCGCTTCTTCCTCAGAAGGATTACCTTTTGAGGAACGCTTAATTGCCAAGGACTGTGGAACTGCAGCAGCATATGTTATTACATCTTCTAAGTGACACCAAAGTGTATACCCAGCTGTAGTTATGCCAGAAGCTGCTACTAACGGTTCATAGGGCCAAATCTGCAATTGACCCAAAGTACCATACTTGTTAGAATCAGAAATAGAAGAGATCGGAAACGCAGTCATAACACTAGAGTAAGGTACTCTCAGTACTACGGACGTTTGTGACGCAATATCTAATTCCACATGAGGTAATTGAGTTCGAGCTTGTCTAGAATTGGTATGCATGTCTACCCATACTGACGTTCTACCTTGAATTCTAGAACCTCCTCCAGTAGGGCACCATGTTAACATATACCTACCCTGTTGAAATCTAGAAGCATTCACTTGTAGAGTGAAAACCATAGTGAATCTTAAACCAAAATTTCCGCGTAGTTTATCGGTCCAAATGGGCTGAGCAAATAAGGAATCTTCCGGATGGGATTGACTATATATCGCAAGAGGCGTAGTATCTGCGGTTGATAAATTACCCTGCTGCAACACAATAGGTTTTTCAAAAAACGATTTGATTGATTGTTGAGTTGTTGGTGAATTGAAGGACAACAGGTTCTCCATAGTACTAGCAGCCTTGCCACTAGTAGCTTCCACCTGCACATTCACTCCATCATCTTTAAGATGAGTAGTGCCTGCACTTGCTGAAGGACCCAATTCGTATTGAGTCTCGTGAGCGACGTTTAAGGGTACGCCGGAAACCTCTGAGGGTGTTGTTGTCGCAAGTCGTTGTAAGATGTAACGATGACTCAGTCATTACAAATTGCGCTCTATCCTTGGATTGTGGTAGGACTGCTACCGCCCCATCCTAGTGAATAGGCTTAAATAAGCCAGGGCGTTGTGTTCAAAGGGAATACACTCGATTTAAAATAGAGCATGGGTATTCGAGTATAAGCATCGCTATGAACACCTTGGAGCTTTTAGTGCCGTCTCCGGGCAGTCGAGTTTAATGTCATCCTGGGACGGGGGTTCTCTAATTTAGAGAATAAAATGTGAATTCAATACTCTATCTCTTACAAATCGGTAAGAATCTGTAAGTTCAGGAATATCATCAAAACTCCTACCTCCACTTATAAAAAATATTTTAATAAGTTCTCGAAACTTTTCAAACACATGTTGACCATGGAGTGAGAGTTCTTTTAACGTTTCAGAAACATTGGATTTAAAAATAGGAATATACATAGTTTTCTTGCTCCACTGACATATTTCTAAAGCAACATCTAAGCGAAGAGGTGCCACCCACAGACCTCGACTTTCGCTATATCGAAAGGATCTTTTAAGAAACTCCAAGTCTTTAATAGGGCGAGTCTTATATATAGCAGCATCTTTTTGAGCTGTTGTATATCTAAGACCAAGGGAACTCATATCTTCACTTAATGTAAGTTGATTAAAATCATCCACTATAGCGGGTGAAATAGACCATATGTTATCATCTCCTAAAACAAATAGAGTAACATAATCATAGAACCTGCAAAACCAGAATTTCCTATCTTTATAAAAACAGTATCTGAAAGCTACCAAATTGTATAAACAATTGAGGAAAGTCGTGAACGGGTTACCAGATGGGTTACCCGAGTGTTGCTCATAAATTATTTCTCCATAAATATGTCGGGCAAACATAATCTCCTCAAATAGTTTTCTTCTAATCATGTTGCTATCTTCATCTGTGTCTCCTATAATTCTTATTACCATTTCAGAGATTTCATTTATGACTACGGCTAGGAGAGATCCATCGAATCCCTTATAATCTCCATCCCCACCTTCAGGATTCCTATTATACAACAAGTTGTATATGGTATGCCATTCGCGTGAGTACGCATTGACCCCGACTGCACATCCATTTAATAATTTGTTATCGGTCATCCATTCAATGAATGTTCCGAAATAAATTTTGAATAAAGTGCAAAAGTCAAGAGCTGCACCGTTAAAACCTCTAGAAGCACCGGCTAAAACCTTGGTGTAAGATCTTCTTTCGTCTTTTAAATTGTCCGTAAACAAAATCAAGGGGCGTTCATTATTTTTAAATTTATTAACTATATCATCAATCAATCCTTGTAAGATTTTTAAACCAGGGTTAGACTCATCTCGGTCATGTTGATAGAATAAAATTTTCTTTAAATCTGGATGAGTTATTTTGAGAGGAAATCCAATTGATGAAGAGGCGTTCATTGACTTAATACTACTTCCCGGTATTCCATATAGGGCTTCTGTCAAAGAAAGAACCCTAAAATCATGACCCTTGGAACTCTGATTTAGTAGAAAACTCTCTAAATCCTCAATAGATCTGGAAAGTATAGCTTTATCTACTACCACAGGTTCACACTTATATTTGTCAAGCATAACTCTATAAGGGTTTATCTCAACGTTATTTCTCACAACGGTACGCAATAAAGCAGGAGCTGTGAGTGGAATGTTGTATTCTGGACATGGATGTAAGGGAGACTTTCTAATTTCTGACCAACTACCTGTATGATTAACTCTGCCTTCAGGATCTCCACCTAACACCTCAAAAGTTTTCTCAATAGATATTTCTCTATTCTGAGGTGTTGTAAAGATTGTGGTATCGGAAGTCTCATTAATAATGTCCGTGCACAACTCCAAAATTTCTTTCGTTACTATAGTACAAAATCCAATTCCCTCTAAATCCAAAGCGGAAACATGAATTCCCAAAATTCTTCGGTTTCCTAA